TTTTAAACATAATACTTCTCTACTGTTGGATAATAAGCTGGCATTATTTGATCTATTACTCCTTCTTTTCTTCTTATTTGCAATTTATTGGGAAGATGAAAATATTTTTTAATTTCTTCATCTGTATTCAAAACAGTGCCTTCAATATTATAAGTGTCTGCTTTAAAATTTTTAATTATACAAGGTATTTCTTTAATACCTAATTCGTGTGCTATGGCTACTCTATTATTACCTACAATAATCTTTAAAATATCTCCGTAAGACTCACCTCCATACTCAATATAAACTGGATCTTTTATTCCATATTTAGATATAGATGATTTTAAAGATTTATAAAATTTTTTTTCAGCACCTTTTTCAGAAAACTCTTCTCTTTGTAAATAATTTATTTCATCTATTAATAATTTTTTATATATTAATTTTATCATACTATAAAACACTTTTGCATAAAATTAAAACTGACTGATATTCTTATATCATTAGAATTATTAGGTTCCACACAATGATTCAACCAAGATGGAAACATAATTAATCTACCTGTCTTTGGTTCATAGTGTCCCTCTCTCCATAATCTTTGTGGGGGTTTACTTTTTTTCATTCTAGGTCTAACCATTAATGCAACAGATCTGGGGTCTTCTATTTTTAATTGACCAGAGTTTAATGGTGCTTTAACATAATATACTCCAGACCATAATGAATTAGGATGTATGTGTGCTCTATTCATTCCTCCAGGTGGATTTATATTAGCCCACATATTACCTAAAAAAGGTTCACTATCTAAATGTTCTTGTTCATAAATTACATGTTGTGCTTCATATAATAAATCAACTAATTTTTTATACTCTGGTTTAATATTCATATTTGTTTCTGAATGCCATCCATTAACATTTGTTCTTACTATTCCTTTTTCTTTATTAGACCAAGCAATAATATCTTGTTCTAATTGTTGATTTAAATTATCATCATTTAAATCTGCAACATAGACAGGAGTTGGAAAATATAAATCTCTAAACATCATTTAAAAGGTGTTCCCCCAAACCACATAACTAAAGATTTTCTATTACCTTTAATGACTTGTTTTACTCTATGTCTTATAAATGATGCAAAGAATACTGCATGTCCTTGTTTTATTTTTGCAATTTTATCTTCAGCCATTAACTCTAAATCACCACCCTCAAACTCTGATTCTGGAGATAACAAACAGGTCATAGATATTTTTCTAACTGGTGGTTCATGTTGCATGTTTACATCATTGTCTACATGCCAATCATAAAATCCTCCTTCTGGATATTCTGTATATTGTGCAGGTTCTGTAAGTTGCATACCCTCAAAACCAAAATGATTTCCATTAGTTTGTTTCATAACAAGTTCTATATCTTTATACATATCAACCATTTTTTTAAATGGTATCCAACTAATGTGAGAAGTTCTAGTTTTGGTATCTAACGTACCACCTTTACTACCTTCTTTGTTTCCAACTTGTGCATCCAGTTTTGGCTCTGCTCTTCCTGCATTAATAATCATTTGACATTGTTTAGGACTAAATATTGGTTTGGTTGTTTCTACTATAAAAGATTTCCAACGTGGCTCTGTTATCATATAGCTCCTCTATTTTTTATTGGATCAAATTGCACATCGCAGTTAGCAGCAAGTGTTCTTCTAGTCTCATCTGTTCCATTAAATGGATAAACACAGTGTCTCATATCATAAGGAAAAACATAAAAATCTCTAACATCCATAGGTGGTTGATAATCTACTTTTGCAAACTGACCATTACTAGCTCCTAATATTTGTAATCTACCATTTTGTGGTACTTCAGCATTAGAATATTCTCTACCATATGTTGAAGGTAGTTTTAAAATCATAACACTAGATAGACCTGTAAACAACATACCTCTATGAATATGTGCTGGATTATATTCATGTTGTTTCATTTCATTAACCCAAATAGAATTAATATGCATATCATATTCTCTAATTTTATTAAAAGCTAAATAATGTTTAAACATTTTTATAAAGTAATCTGTTATATTCATAGGTAACATATTGTGATTTTTCATTTTTGATTGATCTGCACCATGATAAAACAAACTATGTTCACTTTCTATTTTACCTACTAATTGTTTATTAGCAGGTGCTAGCCTATGAAAATTTTGTTCGTAAATTTGATTGATTGCAGAAAAGATATCAAGGGGCACTTGATATTTTAAAACAGATTGACCTAAAAATACAAAATCAAATTTAATATTTTGGTTTACCATGTTGCTCAATTTGTTCTTTATCTTGATAACTATTTTCTAATTCACCACTTTTTCTAATCCTTTTTAAAGATTCTAATTGACCCATTACATTAAATATATCTGTGTCAGAAGAATTATTATTTAATGTTTTTGCTTTTGCTGCATACTGCATACCATAAGATTCTAATTGATGTTGATTAACATCTTTGTCGTTAAAAGATCCATCATTAAATTCTTTCTTTAGTTTAGACCACATTTTAATTTCTCTCATTCTATGTTTTGCAACTTTTTCCATAGATGCTTTTGCAAATTTACATTCATCTAAATCTATTTGATATTTTGTTTGCTTGTATTCATCCTCTTCTTTTTCAGTTTTATTTTCTAACCATTTAATCTTTGCTTCATTTCTTCTATAATCAAATGACAATGTCATTAAATTATCTAAGTAAGTTGATTGTTCTCTTACACACTGCCAATACTTTGAAGCCTTAGTTGGATATCTATTATCCTGTAACACAGAAAATCTAGCTTCAGTTTCTGTTCGAAACATTTGTTTCTTTGTCCATGTATCTCTAAGTTCATCTACCATACTTTTAAAAGAAGACAAATCTTCCTGCTCTAATAAATTATTTAAGTGTGCTTCTTCTTTTTGTATTATATCTTTGACATCTTTTTTCATATTACACCTTTTGTATTAATTGTTTTATATCTTCTTGTAATTTTCTACCTACAGAATTTGCATGATTAATTACTGCGGCACACAAGTTTCCATGATAGGGATAACCTCGTAATGCTTCTCTAACTTTACCTACAGGCTTACCTCCATAGTCAATGACAATAGCATTATCTTTATTTAAACCTATTTTTAATTCAAATAATATACCAGTATATTTATCTAAATTATTTTTTTCCGACATTCTCCCCTCCATCTGAATTAACAGGTGTTAGTGTAGCTAAGCTATTCATAATGGTTACAACTTCAGCGTATGGTCTAGTCATTAAGTATTTCATAATATCTTTTAACTGTTCAGAGTTAATAATATATTGTCTTGGTGGTGTTTGTTTATCCATTTATCCTCCTATTAAAATGGTATATCATCATCATTAATTTTATCAAAATATTTAGATAATGTTTTTAAGTTTTCTTCAGCACTAGATATTTGATTTAATACTTTATCTAATTCTTGTAAAAACTGTGGGTGTTCCCCAATAGCAACTGGCCTTTCTAAATATACTTCAGCAGTTGCTTTAGCTGAAGCAATCTCTGCTTCGTATTTACGTTTAAGTGCTTCTATAAATGATTCACGCATTATTCCCTCCCTTTAAATTGATAGTATTTATTTTCTACTAACTCCTCATCATCAAGATAAGGATTAGATTTTGCAAGAGTAGATTCTCTAGCATCTCTGATAGTTTGATTTAAGGTTCTACCTTGTTTCAAACAACCTGCAACAAAATCTTCTACTTCTAGTACTGCCTGTTTAACTTGCCCCATTACTGACCTCCTTTATTAGTCTGTTTAAATACCAGTGTGCCTTCTGTAAATCCTCTAAAGGTTCTCCTTTAAATTTATAACGAGAAACATACTTTAGTATATTGCCTTTTAAGTATCCATGAAACTCATCATTAGTCATACAATCAGTTATGACATCTATAGTTTCTTTTTTACCATGTAGATAATGCTGCGGTGCATTAACACTATCATATGTTATTTCATTTTCATATGACATATCATGACCATGATCTATCCTCTTTTCGTATACTCTTTTATTTTTTACCATACTCTCTCCTTATAGTTTTAATGTCAATTGTTTCTATATTATAATTACCATCTTTAACTTCTCGTTTAAGTACAAGACCACTCCACCACATATGCTGAGTATCTCTAGCAAAATGTTCTGGATGATTTAAATAACATCCTGCAGA